GTTTACTAGAACTCATAGTCAACATTTTTATCACTTTGGTTCTACTGCTACTAAAAACGGTAAAGAAGGAGAAGCATTTAGAGCTACAGAAGCTCCAGCTGCAGAAACTTATATCTATAAATGGGGCACTCCACCAGGTTTATATAAGAATAATTCTCATATCCCTAAAGGTAAATTAATTAAAGGAATACAATTTTAACATGAAAAAGAAATACTTAATAGAGTTCACTCTTCATGATGGATCAAAAGAAGTAGTAGAACTAATTACAGACAGATTAGAATGGTCAATAGAGCAATGGTGTAGAAATAGACGTGTGGTTAAACATGAAGTACTTGAAGAAGGAAATTCAAATAGTAAAACTATGTTACTAGGATGATAGGTATAATTGGACAAGGGTTCGTTGGTAATGCCGTTTACCAGAAATTTCAAAAATCATTTACTGTTTTAACTTATGACATAGATAGTTCTTTATGTAATTCATCTTTAGATAGTTTAATATTTAACAGTACTGTAATATTCTTATGCTTACCCACTCCAATGAGTAAAGATGGATCTTGTAATATTTCAATAATCAAGCAATCTCTATACGACATTGATCTAATTGCAGATAATTTAGAAACTAAAAGAACCATTATAATTAAATCTACTATTCCTCCAGGCTCAACTGAAAAATTTAACCAAGAATTTAATAATTTAGATATAATATTTAACCCAGAGTTCTTAACTGAAAGAAATGCTGTAGAAGATTTTGAGAATCAAAATAGAATTATACTTGGGGGCCCTAGGCCTACTACTACAGAAGTAAAGCCTATTTTTAGTAAGGTATTTCCGAAAGCTCATATAATTAAGACTGATTCTACTCATGCTGAAATGGTTAAATATTTGACTAATACGTTTTTAGCTACTAAAATATCTTTCGCAAATGAGATATACCAATTATGTAATAAGCTTAATATAGATTATGATAAGGTAATAGAGTATGCAACTTTAGACAAAAGATTAGGAAAATCACATTGGGGAGTCCCGGGTCATGATGGGGACTTGGGGTATGGTGGCCATTGCTTTCCTAAGGATTTAGCTGCATTACTCTATTTATCTTATCAATATAATACTACTAACGATGTATTAAAAGCAACACAAGAGACAAATAACAAAGTTAGGAGCAATAGGGATTGGGAACAAATGAAAGGAAGAGCTGTCTCCTAGCTATTTATAATGTAGTACCTCTACACAAATAATCATATTATGAGTAAAAAAATAGAAGAATACGTAAAAAACCTTTTAAAAGAAGCTGCTAGAATTAAGTTTGCAGGTCATCAATTTGTTCTGAAAGTAGACACTAACGAAGACCCTCAGAAAAAAGGAGTTAAAGTACAGTTTTTACCTACTCAATTTGGAAATATTACTAAAACTGAGCAAAATGATATTGCTATCGAACTAGAAAAAAGATTATCTACTGGTTTGGAACAATTCGACATGAAAGTAGAAAGAGATAGAAACCTTAAAGATAAGACTATAATAGGATTTTTTATTTATATAGAATATTTCGACAGAATTATCAGAAAAGCTTTATCTGGTACTAACCCAGGATCAGAGTATAAAGGTAATGACGCTAACGATAATGATGATATATAGTAAATGGCATTATATGGACTCTATTACAAAGAAAAAAGTGAACGAGTATATAAGTTAGAAACTTTCGTTCCGGACGAGCCTATAGATAAATTAGAAGCTTCCAGTCCTGTAATAGCTAGAGTCAATTTTGTACGAAAACTCAAACTATCTTTTAAAGAATTTCAAAATTCATATTCAGTTAAAAAATTAGCTTCTTTAGACTCTTTGGATATTAAACAAAGAGAAAGTTTTGAACTTGTAGCTGCCATAGAAGATGCTTCGGCATTTCCTGTTTACGAAAAAAGAAGTAAAATTAGAGAAGAAGAAGCTGTTGCTCGTAATACAGAAACAGATATAGAAAAAGTAAACAGCAAACTCCCAGAAAGCTACCGTAATGCATCTTCTAATTTAAATTCTGACAATGCTTTTGATGTTTTACAATGCAAAGGATGTGTTCAGTACTCTGGTGGATACTGTAACTTATTTGCAGCTCCTGTTAATCCTGTATATGTCTGTAATTCATTTGTTAGAAATAATGTTAAAAGAATATTTCCTGATACAACCTCTTTAGAAGTACAGCCGACTCCTAATGCTGCTCCTACAAGAGAGGATCTATTAGAAGAAAATAGATTAAAAAATAGAAGTACTACTAAAGATAAATTTAGGACTGAAGAAGAAAATAGAAAAAGAGCGCAGGAAAAAACTAATCCTTTTTCTCCCTCTGCTAAGTTTGGACCTAGAAAGAGAATTGAACTAGGCCCCGCTCCTTTACGAGTTGATACACAAAGTACCAGACAGGTTGAAACACAAGCTAATACATCTGTAGATATAGTACCTATTTCTACTACTTCAAATCCTAATACAAGTAACGGAGGACAGTCCTCTTATTAGTTTTATTATTGAATATTTTTTCTTATATTTAACTTATGAACTACAAAAATAGAATCAGAAGAACATTTAATAACTATTACGATTTTAGAGTTAGAATTACTACTAGAGAAATAGACCAGTCAGTTATGAATAAAAGCTTATTTTTAAGTGTTATAAAACAGCTTAAGGAAATAGAAGATAGAAGAGACTTTATGCAGGAGGAAATTGGTTTGGATATGACTACTTATGAAGACAAATTCTTTAGTGTTATAGAAAATCTTATGAAAATGCACTTTACTAAGGAACAGCTAGCCTTAATACAGATGTACCTATATCAGTTAGTTCCAGATAAAGAATGGGACGGCACTATTACTATAGAAAATAATAAAAAAGAAGAGGTTGTAAAGTTTAAAACTCCTGAAGATGTATGGGAAGTTATTGAAAAATTTTCTTAAAAAATCTTTATAATATAGTTGGTAGTCTGAACTATTAATCATATATTTAGATATTAAATATTAAACGGTTATATATGAAACTAAAAATGATTGAATGCCCGAAATGTGGCGAAGATTTTCCATTAAAAAGAAAAGAGTTAGGTTATCATGTCTGTGTAAATTGTTCAACAGCTAAACCTGTAGTAGGTATAACTACTGTAGAAGGAACTGGTGATCATACTTATAATGATATTATCATTATGGATCAAGACAGAGCAAGAGCAATTGCTCAAAAAGAAGCTGAACTTAAAGGTACTAAAGTAGACATGGAGTATCTAGACTTAGACATTGATGAATCAGCTGTATCACAATCAGTTAAAGAAGCTGTGGTAAATGTTATCGAGGATGAAGAAACTCCTTTTAATACTTTTGATCCGAATGAAGAAAAACAAGGTATAGAAGGTATTGATTTTTAATGGCACGTCCCTCTAAAATATTAACCAAAGAAGATATTCTTAGAGCTCAGAAGATGACTCGTTCTAACATGGCAGCAGCCAGATATCTACATTGTTCTTATAATCACTATAAGAAATATGCTAAGATGTATAAGAATGAAGAAGGAGTTACTCTTTTAGAAGCTCATATGAATCAATCTGGAGAAGGTATTCCTAAATTTGCTTTAGCAGGAGGAAAAGAAATACCTCTTCAAGATCTTTTAGAAGGGAGAGTTCCTATAGAACATTTTGATCCTAGAAAAATCAAAGCTCGTTTATTAAGTGAAGCTAAGTTAGTAGAGATATGTGACAGATGCGGCTTTGCTGAAAGACGAGTAACTGATCTAAAAATACCAGTTATTCTTAATTTTAAAGATGGGAATAAAAAAAATTGGCATTTAGATAATTTAGAGTTTCTCTGCTATAATTGTTCGTTTCTTTATGCAGCATCACCTATAGAAGAGAAACAAGCGGAGGCAATGGAGGATTACGTTAGAACAAGAGACGATGAACCTGATTGGGAACTTGATCAAGCTCATATAGATCATCTTAAAGATTTAGGACTTTACGATGATGAAAAACCAGGAGAAGAGTATATTTCAAAATTGTGAAACTATTTATAGGTATGGCCAAAAAGAAAAGTAATAAATTTTCAACTTGGAAAAAGAAAAAACCTTTAGAAAGAAAGGTAGCTGACGACCTAGTCAAGCAGTCTGAGAAAAACGATAAACTCAGAGAGAAAAAGATAGGAACAGGTTTCCTAGACTTATTTTAATCAAAACTAATCTTATGAAAAACTTAATTTTAACTATTGTTGTGTCTTTAGCTTCTACTTTTGTTATGGCATTTACAATGGCATCTAGAATGAAAGTTAATCCTATTGAAGAACCTCCCTCGAGGCCCTTGGCCTTGAATGTTATTACCCCAAAGATAGAAGCTCCTAAAGTAGAGCTTGTTATAAAAAATCACGATAAATTTCTAGAAGACTTAGGAATGAGAGAGTCTTCCGGAAACTATAAAGCAGTTAACCAATTCGGATATTTAGGAAAGTATCAGTTTGGTAGAAAGACTCTTAATAATTTAGGGTATAAAAATATATCTAACCGTCAATTTCTATCTGATCCTACTATTCAAGAACAGGCTATGGAAGACCTCTTAGTTCATAACAAGAAAATTTTAAGAAGGTATATTCAAAAATATGACGGTAAAGTAGTCAATGGAGTCTTTGTAACTCAATCTGGAATATTAGCAGCAGCTCATTTAGCTGGGGCCGGTAATGTAAGAAAATTCTTTAGAAAAGGATACGAGTTCAAAGACGGTAACGGTACTAAAATGACATCCTACATGAGAAAATTTAGTAATTATGAGTTGGATATCTAATTTTATATTCATATATTAAGTAAATAATAATAAAGGTTATGGCAGAAAAAGGCGGACTAGAAACGCAAAACTTAATCAACGAGTATAATACTGCTGGTTGTTTAGAAATTTTCATGAATGATAAGTGGCATAGAGTGACTACTAAAGATTTTAGAGCATTTAATGGACCTAGAAGAATTACTCAACCTCAATATACTGAGTTGGGTAACGTAGATGTTCCTATGATGACTTATGAATACTTCGGCCCAGTATATACTTGGGGTACTAATAACGTTGTTGATTATTCAGATACCGGCTCTTTAGAAAAGAGTAAGATATGGGATAAAGCAAGAAAAATATCAGAAAATCGTGGTTAAGATACATTTTAATTCTCCTGAAGAGTTTGAATCTCTTTTTAGATCTAAAGATATAAAAATTACTAACTCCATAGTTAATGCTATTAAAGAATCAATGCAGAATAATTCCCGTACTGCTAAACTATTTGAAATTAGTTTTGAAGGAGCAGATATGGCTTACGAAATAAGCCTTCCTCAAAAGCAGTGGATTCAAGCATTACAGACTGGTTTAGATCATTATCATTCGAATAATCTTGTCGATGAGCAGATTGATACCTGGGAACTTATAGAAGTTTTGAAATCTTGGTAGTTTTTTTAACAAAAAGTTGGTTTACAAAGATTTTATTCATATATTTAAGTAAGTTAAACAATTAAAAGGTTATAATTATGAATGATGTTATGTTAAGTTTCGGTCAAGGTTTAGATGGGTACCTCACCAAAGATCAAATTAGAAACTCCTCTCCTTTAGTATTTGCAGATGCTCCTACTAACCCAGACGTTAGTGATAAGTATCTATTTGTAAATACTGAAACTATTATAGATGACCTAGAGAAATTAGGATGGCTACCAGTACAAGCTGCTCAGAGAAAATCTCGTAAAGTAGAAGGGACTATCTTTTCAAAGCACATGGTTGCTTTCCAGAATCCTGATATTAAAATCACTTCTAAAGATGGTGATGATGCTTACCCTAGAATACTTCTTACTAATTCTCATGATGGTATGCAATCGTTTAAGTTTAGTGTTGGTATCTTTAGATTAGTTTGTAGTAATGGTTTAGTAGTTGCTGATGAGCAGTTTAGTGATTTTAGGATTAAGCATAAAGGTTATACGTTTGAAGAGTTACGTAACGTAGTTCGTCAAGCTGTTGAAGATCTTCCTAATAGAGTTCAAGTAATGAATGATATGAAGAATCGTATCTTGACTGAAGATGAGAAGAGAAAGATGGCTTTAGATGCTATGTTAATTAGAGCTGGAGTAAAAGAACTTCAGTATGATGAAGAAACTATTGACGATATTTTAGATCCTAAACGTGAAGCTGATAAAGGTGATTCACTTTGGTCTGTATTTAACGTAATCCAGGAGAAGATTACTCAAGGAGACTTCCATGCTGCTTTAACTGGAGCTAAAGTACGTAAGGTTCGTAAGATCAAATCCTTTGAGAAGGATATGAAAGTGAATAAAGAGTTGTTTAAGTTAGCTACAGCATTAGTGTAATGGTTGAAGTTATTAGACACACTTTAGGAATTTGTGGAGAGCATTGGCATCCAAACATTTGGACAGCCTTTGCTAGCTCACCGCTAATAGCAACTACAGCTTACTATATTAAATGTAAGTGTGGAGGATGGTTTAACAAACATAATAAAAATTGTAATGAAAGATAATACTCCATTTAAAGTTTCAGTTAAACATTGGGATAGAAAACTTACAGTTGAAATCGATCATTCTGATATTACTTGGGATGAATATATAGAGTTACTCAGAGAAATCTCTAGAGCAGTAGGATGGCGTAATGAAGATATTAAAGAATTGTTCGGAGAATGAGTTTTCTAATAGGGTTTGCGTTTATAATTTTTTTAGCTATATTTACTGTAGTACTATGGATGATAGCTATAAGATTACCAAAAGAGTTTGCTTTAGCAAGTATTACTTTTATGATGGCTGGTGATGCAGTCTTAGTAGGACTATGGTATTTTAGTCTGGTTGATATAGTAGAAGTAGTAAAGCATTTTAAATTAGGCATAGCTGGTGCTTTCACAACTGCTTCTATGGGAAGAAGTATTTATTTTTTATTAATGTAAAATGAAGAACAATCCAATTGAAAAATGTGTTAGCTGTGATGCTGATACAGAGTACCGTTTTAATGATCATATAGATTTCCGGCATGGATATATAGAAGGAGCAGGTCAGTTATGTTCTGTCTGTTACTCTACTTTGAGACTAGTTTAATTATATTCCTAAAAACTAGATATTTATATAAAAACTAAATATAGATGAAAGGAACCCTTTTTTCAGCAGATTTTGTATTCGATTCTTCAAATAATGCTAGGTTATTAGAAATTAATACTGATACCGGCCTGACAGATTATAATGTTACAAATAATTTAGATTTTACAAATTTCCAAAGTGTAATATCAGGCAGTGTTTTTGATACTCTTCATATTATCTTTAAACCTTTTCAAACTAATATTGTTGAAAAGTTAGAAGAATTTGTTTCTGCTAGTGCTCCTAATATTACTTCCGTTTTTAGACAGGAAGAATCTTCTTGTACTTTATATGTTGAGCAACCAGAAGATACTTCTAATAAATTTATACTTAGGTTAGCCTATGATGAAGCAGCAATTCTAGATTCTAAATATGCTAAATCAGAATTAGAACTTTATGATTTATTTGATAGCCAAAATGATTTAGCATCGATAGTACCTGTATATATTTCATCCTCAGATAAGGGAATCATAAACAGTTTAACACAGTCATTTAATGATAACAACTTACCAGACTTTGTTAGTAAAACTGAAACAACTGGAGCAACACATTCTTCAATTCGGCTATATAAATTAGGACTTCCAGATACCGGTTCAGATTATAGGGTTAATACTTTTTTATCGGAATCAATTAACGATAACAGTGTAGTTACTAACTATATTCCTTATTTATCAGGCTCTAAAGCCTTATCAGTTCGTTCAATGCAGATTACTTATGGTCCTGATCTAGATTTATGTTTTGTTGGTGAATATATAACCCCATCGATATTTGAACTTCCGGATACCTTAGTCACTGGAAGTGAGTTGATAAATGAAGTAGATGATAAACACAGATTAGAATTTACTACAAATTTTCCTAGAGGATTAGAAGGAGTATGGGTACAGCATGAAATCCTTAGCGCATCAGAAGAAAGTGTAGTTATTTCATCAGCATTAACAGGTTCAGATTATCTTTACAAATCTTATTTTGTTTCTGGTTCTCCTGATTCGGATAAGTTTTCTGAATTGAATGACTGGTACCATTCTGGATCAACCTTTCCTTCTGGATCTTATATTACTTCTTCTATAATTGTAAGTACAAAATCTTATAGTAATAATAGTAATCATAGTATATATAATCTAACATTAGAAACAGGTGATGTATTTAAGTTAGGAGGTACTAATGTTTTACCTGTAATGTCTTCTGGTTCTAGTGTGATTACTTGGCAGAATGTCAATAATGTTAAGATAGGCGATAGATTATTTAACGAAAACGGTACATCATTTGCTATTGTTTCTGCTTCACTTGTAATTTCAGATACACCAGGAGAACACAGTGTAATTGCTCCCAATTTTGAAGAAGTAGATACCTACATTATTAAAGGTTCAACTAATAATTTACTAGTTCACAACCCTTTTGGCGGTGCACGTATGGAGGCACCCGCTTACTGCTTTACAGCAGGTACTCTTATCTCTATATCAGACGATGGCTATAAAAATATAGAAGATCTTTTACCTGGTGATGAAATACTAACTTATAACGAGGAATCAGGAAAAAATGAAGTCGGTAGAATAGGATCGGTAGAATCTAAAGAAGTAGATAGTCTAGTTAAGTTAAAAATCAATGGTATAGAAAATATAACTACTACTGCAGAACATCCTTTTTATAGTAACGGTACTTGGGTTAAAGCTAAAGACCTTTCAATAGGAGATTCTCTTCAAACTATAGATAAAAATTTAGTTTCTATTCTATCTATTGAGATAATTAATAGCAAAACTAAAGTTTATAACTTACATGATGTAGGAAAAAATCATAATTTTTATGCACATCGTATTTTAGTTCATAATAAATAAACAATCATGGCAGTATACAAAGAAATTACAGTTCAAGAATTAGAGAATAGACAAACTCTTCCTGTCCCCTCAGCTGAAAGAGATCAAATTCGTACTATTGTTACTAATTTTATATCTCATTTAAAAGCATCTGTAGAGTAACTTAAATGATTAAGGTTGTAGATAATTTTCTTTCTTCAGAAGAATGTAAGGACCTTATTTCTTCTGTTTCTAGCTTTAGAGAAGCTCCTCAAAAAGATTATGAAAGAAATTGTCTTTTAAAATTTATCTCTCTTCCTTCTTTAACTCCTAAACTTCTTACTTTTATAAACGAATCTAATAGAAATTTTGAATTAGATTCTAAATTTGAATTTATAAAATACCGTCCTGGAGATCATTTTCAATGGCATAATGATCTTATGAGTTCTGAAGGAAGGAGAGAATACTTTACTTTTGTAATTTTTTTAAATACAGATTATACAGGAGGCAACCTTATTATAAGAGAAAATTTAAAAGAAAGTGTTATAGAAAAAAAAGAAGGTACGTTATGTATTTTTAATTCATCTTTGGTTCATAAAGTAACTAAAGTAGTAGAAGGAGAAAGATATAGTTTATGCAATTGGGCATATATAGATACAGAAAAAAATAAAAGTATTATATGAAAAACTGTTTAATAATTGCACATCCTAGAAGCGGTAGTTCAAATTTATGTAGAAGTATAGCAAGTGCTTATAATTTAGAAATGTGCTTTGAACCGTTCTCAAAAGGAAAAGTTCTTACGTACGATACTGTTACTAAAGCTATTATTACTAGACGTCCTCCTGAATTTTTCTTTCAATTAACTAAAAGATATGAAAAAATTATTCTTTTAAGTAGAAAAGATTCAATTGCATCAGCTGAATCTCTTGCAGCACTAGCAACTTCTGGGACTAGTAATGTTGACTACAAATGGACTAAACTATCTCCAGAAGCTTTAAATCAACGTCCGATGAGAATTAAGCAAATTATAGATGATAAAAACAACATAGAGTTGCTATCTAATTATTTAGATATTCCTATAGATTACTATGAAGATATTTATTCTAAATATACTCTTAAAGACTCATCTATTAAATTAGATACTAGATTTTTTCACCCCTCAAGAAAATGTAAAGTTGAAAAACATCCACTT